TTCAGTTAAACCGAGGTTTGCGGGAGTCAATGCGATATTGGCCGTACCATCAAACGGGACGCCGTTGATGGTACGAGGCGTTGCAAGTTTTGCCGCCGCCTGAGCCACTGCATTCGCTGGTAGCGCGCCAACATCAACCGCCGTTGGTTTATTCTTCGTATTGTAATCACGTCTCCAACCTGGAGAATAATCAATACCGTTATAGACATAAGTAAATTGTGCATTCGCTGAGTCACTAAGCCCAGATGGCGTTGTTGAAGGCGTTGTTATCCTGATTGTCGTGGCATCGTTTTGCCCCATAACCTCAACAACAGAGCCAGCCAGTGGTATCTGACCACACTCAGTGTCAGAGATGATTTTATTGTGGGCGTATGACCACGAACCACGACACACCCAATAGGCGTGAACAAAGGCACCCTGACTTTCTAACCAACCAATAAACTCAGCGGTTGTCCATAAACCGGCGCTTCCTCCAATAGGGATAGAAGAACTGTATGCACGCGATGAACCCAGATTGCGGTTAAATAGTTCTCTATCCTGAATATCTGCGCCGTTTTGGTCTTTCGCCAGTTTCGTCGCACCAACCGATTTCACAAATGCCGTCGTCGCAATCTGCTGACTATTGCTGTCGGTTGCAGGCGTTGGCGCTTTCGGCGTGCCAGTGAAAGTCGGATTCTCCTTCGGTGCATATTGTGTATGCGGATCGGCGGCGGTGGTGTGCTTCGCCAGATCGCTGCCCGTTTTTTCCTGCTCTTTTTTCAAATAACTGGTACGACTGGCTAACTCTTTAGCCTGTCGGTTTGAAACACCATCCGGTCCACCTACGACCGGATCTGACGTTTCGATTTGGTAAATGCCGTCAACCCATTGTGGGTTCTCTGACAAATTCGCCATGTTCAAGCGCTCCCATGATTGTAGTTACTGTCGTATATTGCCGTCCGGTTGTAGCGGATAGGCACTTCCCAATATTCGATACTGGCCAGATGGCACCGCGCTGGGGCAAACATCCCAATAGCATTACGCAGCATTCTGACCTGATCGTTGGTAATCGGTTGTTTTAGCAGCACGCGATAGACGGCCCACGCCGCTTTATCACCGTGTACATAAAGGTTGTTATAAGTGGTTTCACCGTCGTAGTTCAGGCGACCGATGTTCTCGATCAACGTGCTCTCGCCGAAACCGAAGCGGCGGATGATCTCTTTAATGCTCCAGGGGGTACCTTTGCTTCGATGCAGATCGATAGCGGCCTTGATCAGCGCACGCTTAGAATCATCCGATTCCGCCAGTTCCCAGCCATCACCAAACAACGAGAACTGCTCTGCCAACCACGGCAAGGCGCTCCCATCAGCAATATCGATCAGATAAACCAGCAAAGCATTCAGATCGATGTCATCAAAGCGGTCGGCCAATTCCGCCAGCGAACGAAAGCTGGCGTCAGCCGCCAACGGCGGTGGCAGCAGTTGTAGTGAATCAGCCATTCGACACCCCGACGACGCTGACATTGATGCCTGTACAGTTCGCCCATTCACTGTCATCAAGCACCATCAATGACGGCGAAACGAGCTCCACCTGATACACGCCGGGGATGGAAAGCGTGGCGATAATCTGGCTTGGGACAATGTCGCGCCCCAACGTGGCGGTACGGGTTTCCACCCAAGCCTGCACCGCTTTTTCTGCGGCGGCCTGAACGACGCCAGCCTGTTCGCCGTTAAACAGCGTCAATTTGGCGCTGATGGCGTAATCCACCTGCGTGGGTGATTTGGCGGAAACAAAATCCGTCAGTGGACGCACCTGTTCTTCGGAGCAAAAACTTTCCACCAGCGAAAGCATGCTACTGTCCGGCAACCCCGTGCTGAGCAACGGATACAGCACCACTTCACCCGGTTCGGGCGACATCACCGCCACATCGACAATGTTTTGGTGTGCCCGCATCGCATGGAAGCGATACGCCAGTTTCGAGCCCGCCGTACTGAACGATTCCGGTGCCAACTGAACACGCTCACGCAAGCGATCGTCATCTTCCTCGGCGGAACCACCACTGCTCTTGGTGATATTGACTACGCTCAAATCACTGTCGCCAATCTCATCCAGCAGCGTACTGATCTGGGCAGGCAGCCAGTCATTACCCACATCGCCAGTTTCGGTACAGGTCGCCAACACGGTGACGCCGCTACCGTTCATTCTCAGCAGCGCGTCGCTGTCAGTGGTGAAAATCACGCTGTCTGACGCACTAACACGAGTGCCCGCAGGAATCAGCAGATCGCTGACTAACGGCGTTTCAGGGGTGAAGCGAAGCTCTGCGCGCGCCGGCTGCGCTGCCAAACGGTAGACACCGACCAGTTCAGCCAGATAATCCAGCATCGGTGCACGAGCAAACGCGACCAGGTTCTGCTTGGCGGCTTCCTGAACCGCACTACGCAATAAAGTTTCCCGGTAAGCAAAGAGGTTGATCAGCAGGCGTTCGGCCTGCGCCGGATAGAGTGTTTTCCCCGAATCAGCTTCATATTTCGCGATCATTTCAGCGGTAATCTTCGCCGCATCGCGTTCAATAAAATTGGGTTCTGTCAGCGCCATAACAACTCCGTGGTCTGTGTCGCGCCGTTAGCGGTTTTCCAGCTAACGTGCAGCGTCAGGTGAGCCCCATTCACAGAAGGTTTAACCGCCAGTAGCTGGCAGCGAGGTTCCCATCGTTTGATCGCGTCTACCGATTCCCTTACGACATGCGGGATCGCACGATCGATCGGATAATCGAGATACAGATGTAGATTGCTACCAAAGTCAGGCCGATGTGGGTCGCTGCCGCAGGGTGTCCGCAGGATGATATGAATCGCCTGCATGATATCTGCCGTTCCTTCGACGATGTCGCCAGAACGTTGCAGCGCCGGTTGCCAAAAAACAGATTGAGTTTTCATAGGGGGCTATTGTCGCCCCCGGTGAGAGGAAGGAATATTAAAGCGGTTTAGGAAAACGCTAGTGTGAGTGGTGGTTGGAGTTACCGCCGGCATCCATGACGCTGCCGCTGGCACTGACGTTGCCGGAGATACTGACATCGCCACTGAGGCTGGCACCGCCGGAACCGGACATCCCGCTCTCGTAGGTGAGTTGCCCTTGCACCAGTAACTTGCCCGTCACTGTCGTTTCTGGCGCATTAATAGTGACACGCTGAGCGTTAACCACCACGTCAGCCCCGCTGCTAATCGCAATATGCTCCACGCCGCCGTTGATCGTTAACGTATGCGTTCGGCGATCGTATTCAATATGCGCGCCGTCAGCGAACGTTACCGCCCTTTTGTCCTTATCTGCCAGCGTTGGCACATCGGCGGCGGAGTAAATTGCTCCCAACACCAGGCCATCCTCGCCGTTGCCGTCCAGCAGAACTTCGACCTGTTCGCCAATATCCGGCAACCAGTAATCCTTATTATTCTGCGTATTGCGCTGTAATACCGGCAGCCAGGCCGTACGCAGATTGTCGCACTCTGGTAGACGAACGCGCACCGTCACGCGAACCTCATCCACCGCGCTTATCGTGCCAATTCGACGAGATAAACTCATGGCAATACCTCCTTTTTACTCTTGGCCGTCTGCGTTGTCTGGCTGCCATCTGGGTGGTAAGTCACCAGCGTTTTTCCGCTATCAGACTTTCGTTTGCCTGCCGTAATCGGCCCACGAATCAACCCAATATCTGTGCTGTAGCCACTGCCACGTTCCAGAACATGGCGAGCCGACTCGATCAACCAATGGCCAGAAAGTTGGCCGAACGACACCAGTTCCACTTTATTACCCGCCGCCAACTGTGGGCTGCCCATCAGCGTCATCGACCCCTTTTGTTGCTTTTCATTGTGCGCATCCAACGCGGCATCCGTTTTTATCCTTGCTCCAGAAGCATCCGCCGCACGCACGTTAACTTTCAACGTATCCGCACTGGTCTCAGCACCGGCAGACTTCATTTCGTTGTTCGCGCCACCGTTGGCTTCATAAACCATCAGTTTCTTTTCACTCCCTTTCTGATATTTCGTCTTAGCGTTTTTATAGACGTGGCTGATCGTATCGCTCAGTGAAAAACGCGCGACGTCCGTTGGCTTAATTTGCCGAACAGACGCCTGATTGCGCAGCGTTGCCAGATGGGAAAAAATCAGTTGGTCGCTGACTACTTTCACGACATAGCCATATTCACTGGCGAGCCGCTTTAGAAACGCGACATCGGTTTCCGCATATTGCGTAACACGATCGATCTTGATGATTTGAATCTTCCCTACCAGCATCAACTGATGCTTTTTCGCGATACGCGTCGCAATCGCGGCTAACGTTGTATCTTCAAAACCGCGGTTTGATTTGGTCCTCAATGCACGATTGACCGACGTCGCGACGCCGCGAATTATCACTTCGCTAGGCGGTGCGCTAACCTCAATTTCATCAATCGAGAAAGTGCCGCAGTCAAACAGCATTTCACCGAGATAACCCAACTTGAGCGATAACGTATCGCCCGTACCGGGATACCACTTATCCATCCAGCGGCCATCGGTATCATCAAGCCTGACCTCAATCGAATCCGATTCATTCTTGATGCTGTCGGTATACGTCACGCTGGTGACATACGGTGCGATATCATTGGTGATGTCTTTTTGCTGATACCACAGGGTGAACGCCGGTTGCAGTACTTCCGACACCGCAGGAGAGAGCAAGGTTAGTTCTTCCCTTAACGCAGCCATGGTGGGGTATCCTCCGCTTTACTGGCCTCTACCTGTTCAATAATCGGAATCAACACCACCAAACCCGATGGCAACAGCGGCACGATGGGGACATGCGGGTTAGCCGCAATAATCCGCGGATAGCCGAGCGGATCGCCGTAATACCGATAGGACAAGGTATCCCAGCGTTCGCCCTGTGTAGTGATATGTTCAAGGTGCATATGCTTCAACCCTCTTCACGATTTCTGCCGTCAGTTTACTCAGCGCAGGTTCAGCGCCTTTAAATGTGTCACTCGCGGCATCAACATGTTTGCTGATGGCTTCCAGCTTCTCGATAACGTTTTTGCTGTCAACGCCCTGCAACAAGGTGGCAACTTGTTTGACCTGCTTCAGCATTTCATTCGCCGCTTTATTCACCGCTGTAATTTCAGGCGTCATCTTCTCGGCCTGAACCGCTGCATCAGAAACAGCCTCTGCCGCTTTTTTAAACGCCGGTTCCACCTCACTTAACGGCGTCAATACATTCCCGACTTGCGTTAGCAGCCCAGGAATTTGCAACAGCGCGGTTTCGGGATTGTTCTTCATCCGTTTTACAATCTGAACGGTGGTTCTCACCGCCTTAACCGCAGAATGCGCTTTCTTGGCATACGTGACAGCCGTGCGTAGCGAAGCTGCAAAATTGCTCACTTTATCGACCGCTTTAGTGATGGCGCTAACATTAGGAACAGGCGTCTCTATCGCAGGCGGCTTGAGCGGATTTTTCGGATCGCCAATGTATTCTCGCAGCGTTAGCGAGGCATTCATGGCCAATACGTTGCCCTTCGCGTCAGTGTGTTCGCTGGTCGACGTCAGCGCCGTAATCACAAACCAGCCGCGATAATCCCCATTGCCGAAGACTAATGCCATCGCCTGATGCGCCCGCATTGCCTCAGTCAACCGCTTCAACTCCACATCCGGCGTGCAGTACTGCTTGTGAAACACCAGACTAATAGTAATTTCGTCCAGCTTCGCACCGATAAACTGCAGACCGGGTTTACCTTCAATGCGGCCATGCTCGGCATAATCTGCACCGAATGACGTATTAAAGCCGTCCCAGTAGGCGGTCACTTTAAATTCAATATTTCCTAATACCGCAAACATCAGGCGTACCCCCTGCGCTCACGCTGAGCGAGCAGCTTGTTCAACATATTTTCCAGTTCATTCATGCTAAGGGTCAGAGTCTTCGTCATTTCAGGCGTTGGCGCAGCCTTCTGGCCGTTGAGGTAAATGGTGGGAGAAAAAGCAACCTGAACACGTTCGGAAGGGGTTGCTGTGACTAACTTACCTTTCGCTCCGCTGACAGAAGGTGTCATTGCAACTCGCTGTTGCGGAGTTGACATTGTGTCTTCCGTCTTAGGTAATTCAACACGCGGTGTCGGCTGTAGCGACAATGCAGATACCGACGTAGGTTGCAGAACTGGCGGGGTCATAACATTGGCAGCAACAGATTGGCCGCCAGCTTCGATAGAGACGGTTTTCGAACCAATACCCAGAAAGTCTTTAACGCTATCAGGGATAAATTCGTCGATCGTTTTCAGGACGTTTCTTAGTTCAGGGAAATAACTGATCAGCCCCTTAACCAATGCATCAATAATCACGCCTCCGAGTTCACTTAGGCTGCTAGGAAGCTGAATACCCAGTTCATTGATAGCATTGGAAAAGACTGAATAAATTACACCAAATGGAGACCAATCGAGCAGTAAAGCGGTAATACCTACTACGCCACCAGATACCGCATTATTGAGCGCTTCCCACCCTGCATTAAAAGCCTGACTGACTTGTGACCAGAGATTTTTAAAGAATGCGCTAACCGGTTCCCAATATCGGTAAATCAGGTAAGCTGCCCCTGCGATTGCCGTTACTGCCAAACTAATCGGATTCATCAGCAGCATACGTCCGAGAAACAATACTGCTCGACCCGCCATCATCAAGCCGTTACGTAACATACCGCCAAGCATGCGCCCTAATGTTCCTGCTCCGCCAACCAGCCGGCTCAACGTCCCCCCAATACCTTGCAACACACCAGTTGTTCTTAATCCCGCATTGAACAGTTGCCAGCCACGCTGAACCTGCAAAATACCGTCCCAAACGCTCAGTAAAGGCGATAACAGTGTGGTAATCCCCAGTTTCGTACCGCTCAATGCCATTCTGAACGCGAAGAAACCGGCAACGGCCATCACGATCCCACGAACCAGTTCAGGGTTCGCCGCCGTCCAGGTCACCAGTTGATCCAGAATAGGAATCAGTATGTCACTCAAGGAAACCAATACTGGCACCAGCGCTTCCCCCACATTGAGCGCAATATTCATCACTGACGTTGTCATTTGATTCCAGCGCCCAGTCAATGTGTCATTCTGCCGAGCGAAGTCGAGATCCAGCGTTTGCGTGGCTGTCGGGCTGTTCATCCGCTGTTGGTTCGCTTGATAGCTCTGCCAGTTCTGCTTCATCGACATCGCATGATTCACCGCTTCTGGCGTACGGAACACTTCCTGCAAGCCGTAGCGCTGCATTAAACTTTGCTGTGCGTCTACGTTGCCGGTTTTACTGGCCTTATCCCACAGTTGCTGGAATTGACTGCCTTTGCTGTCGATGAATCTGTTACTAATCTGAACTGCGGCGTCGTACTGTGAATAGCCGCCTTTCATGTAGCTTTTTAGCGACGCGTTATAATCTACGCCCGCGTTGTCGTAGCTGTCGGCAATGTCGGTTCGTCCCACGGCATTAATGAAACTTCCCAACCGGGCAGCCGTGTTCGCCTCCGTATCCGCGCCTTTTGTCGCGCTCAGGCTGGAAACCAACTGACTCAACGCCTGATTGCCCGTCGCTCCCATTGCCGTAAACCCTGGAGCCAGCGCAGTCGCATATTGCGTCATCGACGCCATGGAGAAACCTTGTTTCGTGCCTGCCAACATGCGGGAGAAGGATTCCTCCAGCGCCTTCGCCCCTTTCAGGTTAAACACGTCATCCAACGTGGCCGAAAGTGCAGTAAGATCGGACAGCGCCACGCCAGAGGCCGTTGACGTTTTCCCTAAAACTGCCGCAACATCCGTTGCCTGATCCGGTGACATGCCGTAAGCAAGCAGTTGCCCGGCACTACCGAGCAATGCATCTGGCTTTTGGTTCACCTGTTGAGAAGATTGACGCAGTTTCTGCCCCATCAACTTTTCTTGCTCACTCGATATCCCATGAGCAACGCTGATGTCACGCAACTGCGCCTCAAATGAGGCATAGCGTGTGACCGACGCCACAATCGGCTTCATGACAGAACCAAACTGCTCACGCTTAGTCTTAAAATCATCGGCGAATTCACCCCGACGGCTACGTAGCGTTTCCTGACGCGACTGGCTACGCGCCAGCCGTTCCTGATTGGTTGCCAATTTACTTAGTGACTGGCTCAGTCGGGATGTCACCTGTGTGCTGCGCAAACTGACATTGCCAAAGCGCTCCAGCGACTGATTAAACAGACGCTGCCACTCCTCAGCTTGTTTGAGTTTATCGCTAAGTGGCTGCAGCGATTTTTTTGTGTCATCCAGCGTGGCGCCAAACGCCCTGCCCAGCATGACACCGTTTAAAAGCATATCCACGGTTCACTCTCATTCAGAAAAACCCCTTGCGGGGCGGATCGGAGACGGCGGCTTGCGCCGCTCCAGTGTGGTTTCCCCAGTACAAACCGGGGATAAAACGAGGAAAAGGACGGGTGATAAGCGGGAGAAGAAGACAGGTGGTGAGGGAGGAAAACGGCCGGCGTCCTGTCGCTGGCCGGGTTGGGTGGATGGTGGCCTAATTAATCCTGTCAGTAATCAGTCTTCCTCACCGTTCTCACGTTTTATCTGTTCGCTGGCTTCATCCAGCCAGTGTTCAAAGTCGTCCAGTTCCAGCGCATCAATCTCACTCGGCTGAAAGCGAAACCACCTCGCCAGCAGGGCCTGCGCTTTCCACAGCAGCGCCGGCTGCGTTATCCAACCCAAGTAGCTGCTGAAATCGTTTTTGCAGCGCCATGTAGTCCTGCGCGTCCATCTCATCAATGTCTTCCGGCACCAGACCGGTCATGCGTGACAGCAACGCGTCGTCCCAGTTGCTTGGGTCATCGCTGATTTTTTTCACCGCTTTGATATCTTTGACTTTCAGACGCTTGAGCGAAATGGACTCCACGCGTTGGCCGGCAGAAGTGGTGTAAGGGAATTGCAGAGAATAGGTTTCAGTGTGCATAACAGCTCCTTAGTAAATGTCGGGAGCAGTATCGCGTGCGGCGAGGAATAACGATTTTAAAGTGAATTAGAAAACGAAAGCGGCGGGCATAAGAAAGGGGCCGAAGCCCCTTGAGAGTTGATAATTAAAGCTAACCGAATATGAAATTTATCCTAGATCTTTCTCTGCAAAGAACTGGACAATACAGTCACTCAATGGGTAAGAGGTATCTGTCAGAAAAAATCCGGCAGCTTTCTGTTCATCGGTTAAAAATGAACCATCACTCTGGTCAACCTGACCAGAAATTAAACGAGCAGCAGACGATGAATCTGAACCAGCACGACCGGAATACGGCAAATCAGTACGACCAGCATCTTCCGCAGCATCTAAAATATATACATCAGAAGGACATTGAAAATGATACTGATTTTCAAAATCGATAATGTCATAAACCTTAGCCATCTTAGCCATAGCAACCTCACTTATTTATAGAAACGCCCGCCCCACTGGCGGGCTTGGAAGATAAATTAACCGCCGATATTGGCGCGGTAACTGTTCAGTTGATCCACACCGCCAACCATGAAGATGTTGGACAGGTAATCCAGCTCCAGCAGGTCTTCACCGTTCATCACCTGCTTGATGTAGGTACAGCTGAACGCGCTGCTAAAATCCGGGTTTTCGTGCTGCTTGAACGTGCCCAGCGGATTCTTTTTGAACATGATGGTCATGTACGTCACCAGTGGCACTTCTTCGATACGGCCTTGAGAGCCGTAGCGTTCCACGCTGGAGCGACACTGTAGCGCCAGCGACTGGTAAGGGTTCGCTGCCGCCAGCATCGCTTCACGGTAGAAAGAGTTCCACTTGATCTCGCCTTCCAGCTTGTCGAAACCCGCAGGCAGTTCGATCTTGCCGACCATGCCCAGCGCCTTGTGCTCCTGCATGATCATGGAGATATCCGGCAGTTTGATTTCCTGTGCACGCCCCAGCAGGTTGGTACCATTGATGTAGATGTTGGCGTTAGTAATACGGTTTACTTCAATTTTCCCGGCCATCAGTTAGTGCCCTCCAGCGTTACCAGGTATTCCGAGGTGATCTCCGTCTCAAAGGTCAGACGCTCAAGCGGCGGCGGCGGAGTGAATTTGTAGTTAAGCAACAGGTGCCCTGCCGCCAGCTCGGTTTGCTCGTTACGCGCAGCATCGAACCAGCATTTGAAGCCCAGCAGCGCGCCGTCACCGATCAGTTTGCGACCGTAGGCGTTGACGGATTCCACCAGCGCATCGATCAGCGCCTGATTGATCGGCATATCGATGTACTGCTGGCTGAAATAGCGGATGGATTCGTTAATCACATCGCCGGTACGACGCACGTTTTCAAAGTTCTTCATGTGCGTCACGGTTGGCCAGGCCGCGGTGCGGTTGCCCCACAGACGCAGGCCAGAGCCGTAGCTGTTGAAAATGGTGCTGATGCCCTGCTCGTTCAGCAGGTTCACTTCGCTCTGCGGATCGTCAATCATTGCGGACAGCTGGCGCTCTACGCCGGTGATCCCTTTGATTTCCTGGTTGGACGACGACCACCAGAAACCTTTCTCCAGATCGACTTTGGCACGCAGGCCGGCAGCACGTGCCGACAGCGGCTCCAGACGTTCGCTGTTGGTTTCCGCGTCGTACACTTTTACATGCGGATAGCACAGACGAGCACGTTCAGAACTGGTGTTGAAGTTGATCGTGCCTTCTGGGCCACGGCCGCTCAGCGCCTGCGCAAAGGTGGTACCGATTGGCGCATCGATATAGGCAATCGCGCCCAGTTTGTCGGCCAGCGAAATCAACTCGGTCGTTACGCTATTTTGCGTACAGAACACCGGCGAAATCAGAATCTTGGCAAAGAAGCCGTACAGGTTGTAGGTATCGTTCAGCAGTTTCATACCGGTGCGTTTGCCCGCGGCGTTGATGCTGCCGATGATGTCAGCGGCAGTCACTTTCGTGGCATCAGCAAAGTCGTAAGACGCGCTTACCACAGCGGTCACATCGATGTTTTTACCCAAATTTTTCAGTACACCGGTTTGTGCATCCAACGTATAGTCCTGACCTTCGACAAACGGCTGACCGCCTTCTGCCGCCGTCAGCACCAGCTTGGCAACCACGCGGTTCGCCAGTTGTGCCGTACCGGTCGCTTTGTCAAAGGTGACTTTTTCTGCGCTCACAGACGATTTGTGTTTCGCCGGATCCAGCACGTTGATAACCAGAACCGTACCCGCGCCATGATCGTAAATTGCATCCAGCGCCTGCGGGATGGTATAGCCGCCGAACTGGCTACCAAACTGCGCTGCATCTTTTTCGGACAGGCACAGCGTAACGTCATTTACCGCACCCTGCGGCGCCGTACCAATCAGCCCAATCACCGCAGATTTGACGGTTTTCACCGGACGAGCACCGGTTTCAACTTCAATGGTTTCCACACCATGTAAATAATTAGCGGCCAAGGGTCACCTCCGTTGCGCTATCAGCCAGAACCTGATCCGCGACAGGCAGCAAATAGCCCAGCGCGATCAGCGTTTTCACGTATTCATGATCTGCCGGCAGTTCAGTCACCTGAGCGGGCCAAAGCAGAATTTCCTGACCATCTGCCAGCGTGACGCCGCTGGCGGGGCCGGTGTAGCGGTATTTCATGCGTCTTTCTCCTCATAATTAACCGTGGTAAGCAGCGGACCATCCGTCTGCTCGCGGTCTTCGATAAAAAGGGTTTCTGTGGTGCAATCGATGGCGTAATGCCAGCGTCCTTCGGTGTAACCCACGTAGCGGTCGCGCACTAACCGAATACCGCGATGACAGTCAGGCAGTCGGTATCCTCCCAACGCCTGACGGACAATATCGAGCGTGGCCAGCACGCCGTCGTCGCCATCCAGCTCCGGCAGCAGCACGGCAACCATCAGCTGTGGTCGCTGCGTCTGAACCGGAGAATCCGCATCTTCCGGTGCGGAAAATTCGGAACCGCGATACCCCACCAGCACATCGCCAGGCGTCAGGAGAGCGGGCCTGATCAGAATGTTTTCTGGACAGGACGCAATCCGCCGTGCCGGTAAGTGCTGCTGGAGGCGGGCTATCACCGCATCGATAATTGGTCTGGTATTCATATCCGTTCACCCACTGTGTTAATGGCGCACTATTTTGGTGGCACATCGTGTTGATGGCGCTAGTATCCGGATAAGGGTTGGCTGCGGCTTTTAATCTGTTTTAGAAAAAACAGCGAAGTGATTTATTTGAAAAAAGACGGCTAATACGCTGAAAAATAAAAATTCTTTCGATAAAAAAACGCCAGCACAATTGTGCTGGCGCAAATAAATATGACGATACTGATAACGCGCAAAGACAGAAGAGAAACCAATGCAATGGGATTACCGATCCCAATATTTTTCTGGCCGGGCGATGCCAACCATACCGTCAACCACATATTCCACGACATCCACACCAAGGCGGGTAAGATTCGCCAGCCAGACGCCGCCCACCGTCTTGGTCAATACCGCCATCTTGCGGTCGGCCAGGTAATCCAGTGCATGACGCAGCTCCGGCTCTGAGGCATCGGAATACAGCCGCTGCATCAGCGCTAGCAGGAACATTTCATTCGCGGTGTAAGGTCGCGTTTTGTTTAATGCGATAAGCAAGTGCCAACGCATCGATTCCTGTCGGATACGCTGCGTATCAGCCATGATTGCCTCCCGAATACCGCTGCTGCACCAATTCCAGCTTGTTATAAAGCGCATCCAGCTTGGCTTCGATGACCGTCTGACCACGGATGTAATCCTCACGTCGCACATAGATCAGCGGTAAGTCAGCACGAAATTCCAGAAACTCGCGCTCCAGCCGCGTCCAGCCTTGCTCGCTCTTCTGGCGTGCATTTTCCAGGGCGGCAAAACGCTCGTTCAGTCGCTTTTCAATCTGGGTGAGCAGAATCCGTCCGGCGGCAAACAGGAAACTCATAAACGACAACAACAGGCCGACCAGCGACCAGAATTCCACTTCAATCTTCACGTGTTACCTCCCCTGCCTGTTGTAGCGCGTCGATGTAATCCAGTAGCGCGTTAACCTGCGCACTTAGCGCTTGATAGCGCTCTCCGTTGTCGCTGATATTGGCGAGAATATCGCGTTGGGAGACGCCTGAAGGCTGTAATTCGGCGTCAGCGGTTGCGCTGGAACCGGACGCTGCGCCAGTGCGGCGGGCAGCGGTGGTAACGTCTGTGGCACCGTCGGCGGACAGACCGAAAGCGGCGTTGTAGTACTGCACGAAGCCACGAGTAAACACGCACTGCACAGGCTGAACTTTGCCTTTTTCGTCAATGTATTGCTGAGTAACATGATCGATCTTCCGTTGCAGAGCGGCGTTATCCGCCGCCAGTTTTTGACGCGCTGCCAGATAGCGCTGTTCGAGTTGATTCCCACGTTCTACCTGCTGCTGATATTGCTCCGCCGCCGCACGTAGTAGCTGGTTTTGGGTTTCGGCCTGCTGCTGCTGTAGCAAGTTGAACGCCGCCTGCTGTTTCGCCAGCTCGGCATCCCCCAGTGCCTGCGCCAGTTGATAACCCTGATGACGGCCAGTCAGATAGACCGCGAGTAGCAGCGCCACGACAAGCAGGACGGCGACCACGCGTGGTGAAAGAAAGGATTTCAGGCTATTGAGAAACAGACTATTCCACACAGCTCGCCCTCCCCCAGCTCAAATACCGTGGCGCCAACTGATGCAAAATGCGGTCGGGATAATGGCGATTTTCACGCCAGTTGGCGGCACTGCGTCCGGCATTGACGGTTTCCACATGATCGAACCAGCGAAGTATGTCCTTCTCGACGATCTTCGCGCGTTGCTTATCACGCTGTAACCAGCCAAGCCCGCCGTTGTAGGACGATAAGGTCATTGCCATATGTTCGCAGTCGTTGCTGGCACTGATTCGCATCCACAGCCAGCGATCGTAGCCCGTCAGAGCACGGATAGCCCAGGCGGGATTAAACGGTTGATTAGCGCGAAGTTCAGGGACGATACCGCTAAACCAGTCGGCGGTGGTCGGCATAAACTGCGCCAACCCCTGTGCACCGACGGGGGAAACGGCCCGAGGATTCCAGCCGCTTTCCTGATGCAACTGCGCCGCGAAGTCAGCAATCGGGGCATTCATGCCCCAATCCAGCCGTGCGCTGCGGATCACATCACTGCGGTATGCCTGCGCGGCCCGAGGGATCGTGTCGGCGCAGACCGTCGCGCTAAAAAGCATCGGGCTAACAAGCAGCGTGATGAGAAGGTGTCGCATATCACAACCCCATCGCTACGCCGATGCAAACGGCTGACACAATCAGCGCTCGTCGTAACATCGCGGCGGCAAATACGGTGTGGTGGCCGTCCCGAACCGGGAAACGTCCACGCGGTACAGGCTCATCACCTTGTTCGAGGAACAGACCGGGGCGCGCTTTAGGAAACAGCGAGCGATCCAGCCAATAGCCTAGTACTGCAGCGAGTGAGATAAGCGAGAGCTTATAGACGGTGACGGGAAGCTGCTGTGGTGAAATCAGCCCGATAACAGCAAAGAGAAAAGCGGATGTCACAATCCAGCCGGTAAGACGCGGTTTTTTGATTTTTTTCAC